ACATGAAGTAGAAGCTGAAACTTATGCTCAAGAAAGAACTGCTTTATATGATCATGACAAAGCTTTAATAGAAAGAGCGTCTCAAAATGTAGTGGATTTAAACGCTAAAGTTAGACCTTACATTACCTTTATGTTTGTAGGTTTACTTGTGTTTGTAGACGTTTTATCTCTTATTTGGGTGCTTTATTTAACCGCACAAAACCCTAATTTAGACTTCTTTTTAACTGCTTTAGACAAGGTGTTCTCAACTGAGGAGATGAGTATTTTGGCGTCCATTATTGGGTTCTGGTTTGGCTCTCGTCAATGGGAAAAATTCAATAGCAAATAATGAAGGTTTCAGACGAAGGTTTGAGGATGATCAAGCACCATGAAGGTGTGAGATTAAGGCCATATAAAGACTGTATTGGACTTTGGACTGTAGGTGTCGGTCATTTGATAGGGGATGGCAAAACTCTTCCCCCAGAATGGAATAGATCGTTTACAATCGGGGAAATAGACAGTTTATTAAGAAAAGACTTAGCGAGGTTTGAGAAGAGTGTCGAGCGATTATGTCCTGTTCCTCTTACACAAGGTCAATTCGATTCTTTGTGTAGCTTTGCTTTTAATTGTGGTGCTGGGAGACTTCAGTCTTCAACACTCCGTCAGAAGGTTTTACGCGGGGATATTAAAGGCGCCGCTGACGAGTTTCTTAAGTATACGAAAGCTGGTGGCAAGGTATTTAAAGGCTTAGTGACGCGTCGCAATGATGAACGCGCTTTATTTTTAAAAGGATTAGCATGACAGCAGTTGTAATGACCTATAACAGTTTGGTCGAAAATATACAATCTTACTTAGAGCGTACAGATACTGCAACGCTTGAAAAAATAACTACATTTATTATGTTGGCAGAACAAGTTATCGCTGCCGAGATTAAATTCTTAGGTAACTTAACTGTTGCCGAAAGTAACATGGTAGCGGGTAATTCAACGATTGCTAAACCTGCTCGTTGGCATAAAACCGTATCTATGAACGTTACTGTTGATGGCAACAAATATCCTGTTTTGTTAAGAAAATACGAATACTTAAGAGAATACTGGCCTGATAATACACAAACTGATGTGCCTAAATTTTATTGCGATTACAATTACGAAAACTGGCTAGTCGCACCTACACCAGCATCTAATTACGATTTTGAAGTTTTATATTACGAACGCGTACAGCCATTAGATTCAACAAATCAAACTAACTGGTTTACAGTTTATGCTCCACAAGCGTTGCTTTATGGATCACTATTACAAGCAATGCCATTCCTTAAAAATGATGAACGTATTCCTATGTGGCAACAGCAATATACAGCCATTATGAACACACTCAAAACAGAGGATAAACAACGTATCGGTGACCGTCAAGCTACAGTATTGGATACATAATGCCATCATATATCAGCCCTTTTACTGGTGATGTCATACAACCTACTGACGTAAGTTACGCGTCATATACACTATCATCTAATCTTCAACTTGAATGGCCTAGCAATACTGAGCCTACACAAAGTCCTGCTGCTCGTATATTAGACATTACACCTACGGGTGCTGGATTTAATCTTATTATGCCACCTGCAAATCAGGTGTCTGTAGGTCAAGATGCTTTAATTCGCAATCTAGGTGCATATACATTCACCGTTCAAGATTATACAAACGGTACAATCGTTGCTATTCCAGCAGGTGAAGCTCAATATATCTATGTCACAACAAACGCTACTACAGCAGGTACATGGGGTGTTATTGCTTTTGGTATTGGCTCATCAGGTGCTGACGCTAATGCGCTTGCAGGTTTAGGTTTACTTGCAATCTCTACAACGCTTAATCAAAGTCATCCAACATCATCACTAGCAGATTTAGATACGCTTGCTTCCTCTGATCGAGCACAAACAAAGATTTGGTATGGTGGAGCAGGTACAGTCTATCTGCCTACAGCTTCAACGCTTGGAGACAATTGGTTTTTCTTATTTAAAAATAATGGTACAGGTACTTGCACAATTGAAACACAATTAGGTGAAACAATTGACCAGCAACCATCAAAAACCTTTCAACCTGACGATTCTTGTATTGTTGTTTGTGACGGAACCCAATACATTACTGTAGGTTACGGTCAGAACGTAAACTTCTTATTTACAGCACTTGTAAAACCTGTTACATCAGGATCATATGTTTTAACACTTCCTGAAGCAACATCTATTGTTCAAGAGTATGTAGGATCACTCACAGGTAACGTTACTGTTTATTACCCTCCAGTTGTTGCGTTATATATTGTCTCTAATCAAACAACTGACAATGGTTATACACTAGAAGTTACTACTGGTGCAGGTACGCCTGCAATTATTCCACCAGGTCAACAAGCTACTTTAGTTTGTGATGGTCTTAACTTTTTTAACGCAAACACAGTGCAAGCTGGTGGTACATCTATTAGTTTAGTAGATGGCACAGCAGGAACACCTTCATTAAATTTCCTTTTAGAAACATCAACAGGTCTTTATAGACCAGCATCAGGTCGTATCGGTATTTCTATTTTAGGAGTAGAAAAAGTAGAAATCAGTGGAAATACATTTGATGCTTCAGACTTAGATATTACAACAACAGGCACAGGTACTTTCGAGGGTGGTATTTCAGGAGGTACTTTTAATTGACAAAAAAAGTATTTGGCTTAGATACGCTACCTGGCATTCAAAGAGACGGAACTGTTCTTGATAGAAATTATTATAGCGATGGTCGATGGGTAAGGTTTCAACGTAAACGCCCAAGAAAAATATTAGGTTATCGTGAGATTGTTAACAATTTAGCAGGTCCTTCACGCGGTATTTACTTAGATCCTAACGACGGATTTAATAACGTATTTAGTGGATATAACGATGGATTGCAAGTTTTATCTATTACTAATTCAGGTATCGGTGCAGGCTTACTTGATTTTACTTTATCAAACTTTACACCAAGCAACAACAATCTTTGGCAGTTTGATTCTGAGTTTGACTCAGCAGGATCAGGTCAACAATTACTCTTAGCGCACCCTGGTCAAAACTTAGCTCAAATTGACAGCACAGTAAATACGCCTGTTTTAGCTGGTGACATTACTGGCACTACTCTTTCTGCAATAGGTATATTCACAGCAACAGGCACATCTGATGGTACAGACACTATCACATTAGATACAACAAATTTAATTGTAGGTGCAGGTCAATTAGTTACAGGTACTAACGTTCCTGCAAATACATACGTTGTTTCTATCACAGGTGGTACAACAGTAGTTCTTACCAATCCAGTAGGTGCAACTATTGATACTTATACAATAACAAACGCTGGTTCTGGATATGCTGACGCTGTATATACAGCAGAGCCATTAACAGGTGGTACAGGTACAGGCGCAACAGCAGACATTACAGTGACAGGAGGTGTTGTCACTAACATCGCTAACTTTGTTGGTGGTGACGGTTATTTAGTAGGTGATGTCTTGTCCGCAACACTTGGTGGTGGTGGCACAGGATTTGAAATTACTGTTGATACATGCTTACCAACAAATATTACTTTTACTTTTGACAATCAAGTGTCAGTATCAGGCGGTGTGGTTGTATTACATCCTTATGTGTTTGTTTATGGTAACAACGGATTAATTAGAAACTCTTCTGCTGGTAACATCAACGATTGGGTTTCGGCTGATGCTAATGAAACAAACGTAGCCGCTACAAAAGTAGTAAAAGGTTTACCTGTTCGAGGCGGTTCTAATGCGCCATCAGGTTTGTTTTGGTCATTAGATTCATTGATTCGTGTATCTTACGCACCAACGACTGTAAACACAGGGGTTACATCAAACACTTTCTATTGGAGATATGACGTTATATCTTCACAATCATCCATCCTTTCATCTTCATGCGTAATTGAATACGACGGTATTTATTACTGGATTGGCGTTGACCGTTTTATGTTGTATAACGGTGTTGTAAAAGAAATTCCAAATGACTTTAATCAAAACTATTTCTTTGATAACTTAAATTATGCACAAGCACAAAAAGTTTATGCAACAAAAGTTCCTCGCTTTGGTGAAATTTGGTGGTTCTATCCAAGAGGCGATTCAACAGAATGCAATGACGCAATTATTTATAACGTGCGTGAAAACTGTTGGTATGACGCAGGTACAGCATTAGGCTCACAAAGATCAGCAGGTTACTTCTCACAAGTATTTCGCTATCCAATTAATGCTAGTTGGAATGTTAATGATTCAGGCGGTTTAGGTTTTACATCTATTTATAATGCTGGTAGTGGGTATACAGACGGAGAATATCCGTTAAGTGTATTAGACGGCGGAACTGGTTCAGGTGGTGTAGCAACAATTACTGTCACTGGTGGTGTAGTAACTGATGTAGTAATTACCGCAAAAGGAACTGGATACACAACAAGTGACATATTAACTTCATCAGCTTTTGATGCATTAGCTGGAGGCTCAGGATTTGAGCTTATCGTAGACTCTACAATTAATTTTGTATCTCTATATCAACATGAGTTTGGTGTAGATGCTATATACAGCAATCAATCTCATGCTATTCAAAGCTATTTTGAAACAAACAACTTAGGTTGGATAACAGGTGGTCCAGCTCAACAAGGATTAGAAGGTGCTAATTATTGGCTTAGATTGGAGCGTGTAGAACCTGATTTTATTCAATCTGAAGACATGACTTTATATGTTACAGGTCGACCATATGCGCAAGCAGATGACTCAACAACAGGTCCTTATATATTTAGTCCTGATACACACAAGATAGACATGAAAGAACAGCGCAGAGAGTTACGCCTTAAATTTGAAAGCAATGTTACAAACGGAAACTATCAATTAGGTTATCTAGTATTAAGCGCTGATATTGGCGACGTAAGAGGTTACTAATGACAATTGCACTTGTATACGATCCAAGATACCATACATTTCAGTCATGGGCATCCCTTATGGTAGAAGCATACGCAGCTCAACAATTAGCAATACCTACAAGCGAAGACCAATGGCAAGCTTGGGGAGCAGGTATGTGTGCGATTGATATTTTTTCTAATGAAGGTATTCCAAGCCCTTATAATTTTGACAAATGGGATACTTGGGCTACAGCTGTAGTGAATGCTGTTAACCCATCTCCAAGAACTAACGATAACTCAATTTTGGCGTAATTATGGCAGATCAAACTAAAAATCCTTTATACGGCTCAGGTACAAAATCTACACAAGATATTGTAAGAGAAAGTTTAGCTAAAACAAGCCCTAGTGAAGACTGGAAACAAGCTTATGGTGCTATGTATGCTGGAATCAAAAGCAATAAATTTAGAATGTTAAGACATGGCGATTCATTATTATTCTTTAAAGTAGAACCGCCTATTGCATCTAACGTACATATTTTTTCTACAGATGATCCATCAAAAATGATGAAAGCGTTTGTTGAGTTTGGTAAAGCTTTTAAAGTCGCTGGATATAAACAAATGAGAGGTCGCATATCAGCAAAGAACACAATACTTTTAAGGCTTATGCGAAGAGCAAATGATATTGGATTTAAGATTAGTGAAAAACCAGTTTATGCGTTTGAGGGTAGTAACAAGGTGTTAGCTTATGATGTTGTTGTGGAAGTAGGTAAATAATGGGTCCAGTCGCAGACGTAGTTGAGTCGGTTGTAGATGTAGTTGGTGACGTTGCCGAGTTTGTTGTCGACAATGCTCTTCCTATCATTGAAACTGTTGCGCTTTCCTATGCGCTAGGTCCAGCAGGTTTTGGCTTAACAGGAACAGACTTATTGGTAGCAAAAGCGGTAGGTAACGCTGCTATATCCGCTATTAATGGTGGTAGTTTGGGTAGTATCGCCGCAGCTGGTTTGACACCATTTATATCATCTCCTGACTTTACAAAGAATGTATTAGGCGTGAACTTAAGCCCAACATCATTCATTGCTGAAGGTGTAAACAAAGTTATCAGCGATCCACAGCTAGCAAGTATTGTAACGGGTGCGGTAGGTTCTGCTACTACAGCAGGTGTTATTGCTGGTATTACTGGCGGAGATATTTTACAAGCTGCTTCAATGGCAGGATTAAGTAACGTTGTAAGTACAGCGGTTGCTAAGACATGGCAAAGTGTACAACAAAACTTGCCTAAGATGACAGCCACTGATGAACAATACAAAGCTAAATATGAACAAGTAAAAGATGTCATTCCAAAAATTGATCAAGCTAATGCATTAGCCGAACAAACCAATTCTTTTGCAGAAGATTTTAATAAACGTTTAGAGGCTTACAATCAAGCAAAAGCTTTATATGATGATGTTTATGAATTGTATGATGTAGCAAAAGCAGCCAATGATGTAGCAACAGCTAATAAATATGCTGCTCAGATTAATGACACAATTATTCCTGATCTTAATTCAGTTACATCAGAAGCCAATAGTTTCTATGATAACTATCAATCAAAGATGGCTGAATATCAAAACTTTATGAATGAAAATCAAGCGTCTTTTGATACCGCTACACCCATTTTCCTTGAGATGAATACATTACAAAATCAATATGAATTGATGAATAATGAAATTTTAGCTGACTATGCTAAGTTCCAAATGACAGAAGCTATTAAGAATCAAGACTTTACATCTGTTGTAGATTATCAAAATCAATTAAAAGATATTAATAAAAAGATGTTAGAACTAGATCCTAATGCGCAAGTTAGACCTACACTGACAGATGAACAAGCCAAACTAATGGAAGATATTAAAAACGCTTCTAGCCAAACAGAGAAGTATGCATTAACACAACAAATTAAAGCAGATCCGACAATCAATAAGATAGTTAATGCACCATTATTAAAAGATATTCAAAACGCTACAACAAATCTAGTGAAGCAAGGTATCGTATCTAATATTATGGGCAACATTACTGGATCAAACAATCCGCCTACAAGACCAACTGGAAACATGCCAAACATGCCTCCGCTTCATGTAGACGTAAAAACGCTTATGCCAGCTAAGAAAAAACCGCCAACAAAGGTTGATGTGACTAAGTTAACACCAATTACTGACCCTAACTTTAAGCCACCAACACAAGCTACTACATTAACCGCACCTGCAACAGAGGCTATGCCTGCTACAACACAAGCATTAATTCCTCCTGTGACACAAGATCAACCAACAACACCCCAAGCAGGAGGGTTAGAAATGGCTACAACAGCGCCTACAAACACTACCCAAACCATTAATAGTGGTTTACAATCGGCTACATCAACCCAAGATACTAGCCCACCCACAAAAGTGGATGTAAGCAAATTAACGCCTGTTACAGACACTAATTTGATAAAGAACTTAGGATTAAATATAGGATAAATTATGGCACTTCCACAAGCAGTAGATCCATCATCACTAAATATCAGCGGTAAGCCCACTATAGCTACCGCGCCAACTACAACGATAACATCGGCAGGTGGAAGTGGTATGACAGCTCCAGTTATTGAGGATAAAAAACATGAAGTATCTCCTCTCTTGGGTAGTCTTTTTGGTGGATTGTTAGGATACGCAGCTTCTCAAAGAGGCGGAGCGTCATCAGGTGCGGGTGGATCAGGTCTTGGAGGTCAACAAACAACTGGTCAGCAAAGTGGTAGCGGTACAGGCGGTATTAAATTACCTACTGGCGGAGGTACACCAACTGGTAACATCGGTTCTGTAGTATCTCAAGCTATTGGCTGGGATCAACCAGTACCTCAAAATTGGACGGTGTCAGGTTATAACATTGACGCCAATGGTAATGCTGTTAAAATTATTACCCCTGATTATACAATCTCTCCTTATACTCCAAGCGGTGGTGTAACTTACCCAAGCCAAACAAACGACAATGTTGATGTAGGTACAGACACATCTATTTCAGGTGCTGACGATTATCAGTATTATGAAGATAGCTCAGGTAATTTATATGACGCGGCTGGTGATCTTATTATGGCATATTTGCCTGGCGCTAACATTTATGTTGATCCATTTGGTGGCTCATACGATTTAGACTTTACACCTATCGATACATCTAACTACACATCAACAGATACAACATGGGATTGGTGGACACCTTCTTGGTATAGTGATTTTATGGGTACACCAAACTGGTCAGACACAAGTGTATACACACCTATTGATACAACAGGTAGCCCATGGACATTTAAAAAAGGCGGATTAGCAACTCCATTATTTAAAAAAGGCGGAAGTGTTCCTAAATATGATACTGGCGGTTTTATTGATCAAGTCGTAGCTAATCAAGTTCCTACTACAACATCAACACAAACTGCAACAACAGACACAACATCAAACCCTTCTGATTTTAATTTAGCAAACTTTGTTGGTGGCTTATTAAGCAATAAGACTTTAACAGGTGCTGGATTAGGCGCTTTATTAACACAACTTTTAAATTCAAATTCAACCATACCTACAAATAAAGGTGTTGACATGGCGGCGCTTGGTACATTAAAGCCACGCACAACAACAGTAGGTCCAGCAAGATACGTTCCTTATTCTGAATATGGCACTCCAACAGGTGGATATGATTATTCAAATTTATATAGCAATCTAGGTGTAGCTCCATTTGGATCAGGTGCATTTACACCCGCTCCTGTTTCTCCATTAGCAACAGCACCTACAACAACAGGCGGATTAACTCCTACAACACCGACAACACCAACCACACCTACAACGCCAACTACGCCTGCATTTACACCAACTTACTATGCAGACGCCGATGGAAATATTTATGATGCAAACGGTGATTTAGTTTACATCGCTGGATCATCACAAACATTAGCTGATGGAGGATCTGTTTCTTCACCAGCATATTATTCTTATGGTACGCCAGTAGATCCGTCACAAATTTTAAGCTCCAAAAAGGGAGGATTAGCTGTTAAGAAAATGGCTGACGGTGGTATGAGTGATTTAGCTGTAACATCATTATACGATGCAACAAACCCTGATTATGTAAAGGCGCATGAAGCTTTAGTGGCGCAACCAGGCATTGCAACAATGAACAATTATTTTGGCACCAGAGGTTATAATATGGTATCTAATAGCCCTGAAGCCAATGCATTCTACGAACAATACGTTACAACAAGTCCTGATGGAACCACAACAATAAGCCCTGAAGGTTGGGCATACTTATATGGACAAGATCCTAACGCTTATGTAGACAATTCTATTGTGCAAGACATGCCAGTAGAACCACCATTGGCTATGGGCAATATTTATGATGACTCAACAGATTTTCCAATTCGCACAATGGCAGGGAATACTCCAGAACCTTATGAGCGCGTAACAACAACAGGATCATCTAATGAGCCTCCACCATTTTCTGATTCACCAACATTCAGATTTAGCGGTCGCAATAATCCATTACTAGCTGGATTAAATCCAAGAGCACCACAACCATATACAATTAATGCAAGCAATATGGCAGTGCCTTCTTATGCAAAAGGTGGCTTACCACATGATGAACCTTTTGTCCCTACAACACATGATGGCAGACATGATTACAGACAAGGTGCTTACGTTAATGGTGAGGGTGATGGACAATCTGATGACATCCCTGCGATGCTTGCAGACGGTGAATACGTCATCGATGCAGAAACAGTTTCTCAATTAGGCAATGGCTCAAATAAAGCTGGTGCTAAAGTGTTAGATAAGTTTAGAGAAAATATTAGGTCGCATAAACGTAGTGCGCCAGTTAACAAAATACCGCCAAAATCAAAATCTGCTTTGGCATATCTTAAAGGAGCAAAATAATGGCTGACAATATTATGATGGGATCTCCGTATCCAACCGTCACCACTACATCACAAACCCAAGCAACCTTACCTGAGTTTTATACTAACTATCTACAAGATGTAGCTAACTTAGGTGCTAATGCTGTTCAACAAGGTGGTGTTGCAGGCTTCTCTCCTTTACAACAACAAGCGTTTCAAATGGCACCACAAACATCTTTTGCTGGCGCTCAAACAGCAGGTGACGCGGCTTCTCTTTTAGGCGCTGCTGGTACAACAGCTACTCCATCAATGGTAGGTGCTTACATGAATCCTTATGTAGGTAATGTCGTTAATGAAATGGCTCGTTTACAACAACAAAACATACAGCGTAATGTATTGCCAGCATTAGGCGCCGCTGGTGTTAACACAGGTTCTTTTGGTTCACGCAGACAAGCACAAGCTACTGGTCAATCTTTAGCTGACATGCAAGCTAATCTTTTAGGTAAGCAATATGAAGCTTTAGGTACTGGATATAATCAAGCTATGTCACAAGCAAGCACTGACTTAAATCGTCAACTTCAAGCTGGACAAGGTTTAGGAAGCATAGCTCAACAACAATATAATATTGGAACTGGTGGATTAAAAACATTAGCTGATCTAGGTGCAATGCAACAACAACAAGGTCAAAAGATGTTAGATTATCCAATGTTGCAAGCTCAAAATTATGCTAAGTTATTTGGTACGCCAACTATCCCTGCTGGTTCAACAGAACAAAAAGTGGGTCCAGCAACTCAATTGACACCATCTCCATTAGGTCAAATTACAAGCTTGCTATCAGGATTAGGTTCAATTATGTGGCCTAACAATCAAGGCTCATCAACCACAATTAATCCTACCGCGCAATCAGCTTTAGCGTCACAAGGTTATAGCACAGATGATATTTCTAAAATCTTTAATGTGCTTAAAGGTGTAGGTAACATCTTTATGAAAGAAGGCGGTTCAGCAAAACCAGCAAAATTATCATCGCATGCAAAAGAAAATTTAAAACGTATCATGGCTAAAAGGACAAGATAATGGCTGAAGAATTATTAGGCGGATTAAATTCGTATAAATCAGAACCTGCTCCTGAGGTTCTTTCTGATCAACCACAAGAAGAAGTGGCGCCTGCGCCTACCAAAGTAGTAGGCACGACATTACTTGATAAAAGCTTATCTGATTATGAAAAGCAAAGCTTATTGCTTAATCAACAAATTCAAAAAATGGTTGACTCTTATGGAACAAGAACTGGATCTACAGTTAATCCAAAGCTAGCTGCTTTATCTGAAGGTCTTGGCACAGACACTCCATTCTTTAGCACAGCCTTTAGTAAAGGTATTGCTGGTATGGCTAAGGCAGAATCTGAAGAAGAAAAACAAAGACGCGAAGACGCTAAGATGAGATTAGAGCTTATGAAGATGAGCGCTGATATGTCTAAGTCAGAAATGACACGTCAACTTATGGGTCAGCTAGCAGATGCTGTTGCTAACAGCGACACAGAAAAAGTCAATGCTATTAATTTACAACTAGCAAAAGTTACTGGTGATCCTAAATACGCAGAAGCAATCTCGGCTGAGACAGCTAGAAAAGTTAGAAAACAAGCATTCTCTAGCATATTCCCAACTAAAGAAGTTACAGATCCTAAGACTGGTGAAGTTAAAAAAGTTATGGAATTTAATCCATCAGCACTATCTGACCTACTTAAAAAATCAGATGATCCTGCAAAACTTTCTAAAGAGATTGCAGAGACTGCTAAAGAATTTAGAAAAAATAGAATGCTTGGTGGTGACTTAGGAGCAGAAGCAACCCCGTTTGATGCATTGGCTATGATGGGATCAACCCCTGAAATTAAAGCACAAGCAAAATATTTAGCAAAACAATATCAATCAGGCATCTTAGATGAAGACAAAGCTAATACTTTAGCTCAACAAATGATGCAGACCAATACATCTCATATGGATCGTGAAACTGCAATGTATAACAATAAAGTTATGCAAGAATTGCAACTTGATTTAAAACGTGATGCGGCAGAACAAAAGAAAATCACAAAAGCAAATGAACAAAAAGTAGCTTTTGATTCAGCTCAAGACATGATGGATCAAGTAGATAAGATTCGTCAACACAAAGGTAGATACTCAAGTATTGGCAAGTTTGATCCAAGACGTGTAGTACCTGGTACTGACGAATACGATTTTGATCAAGAATTGGTTACATTAAAATCCAAACAATTCCTTGCAAGCATTCAAAATATGCGTGGTATGGGTGCTCTATCTGATGCAGAAGGTAGAAAGGTTGAGTCAGCATTAGCTGCTCTTAACCCAGGCATGTCACGCAAATCATTTAATGACTCTTTAGACATGATTGATAAATACATGACAAGAGCTAAAGATAACGCTGCTAGAATTGCTCGAGGTGAGCCACCTATCTTTACTGATCCTAAAACAGGAAAAGAATATGAAGGTAAAGTTCCTCCGTCATGGGGAGAAAAAACTATCAATGCCAAACCTAGTGAATCAGCGCCTGCAGAAGCTACTCCAAAAGGAGAACCAAAAGTAATTAGATACGATGCTCAAGGCAAAAGGATTTCATAATGGCTGAAGAT